CCGGTTGCCCGTGTTCGTCGCCGCTGACCGGTTGCCCGTGTTCGTCGCCGCTGACCGGTAGCCCGTGTTCGTCGCCGCTGACCGGTTGCCCGTGTTCGTCGCCGCTGACTGGTTGCCCGTGTTCGTTCCTTTTTTTGTTTTCTTAACTCTGGCCAGGACGAAATCAACCGACGCTTTCGCCATGTCTGCGAAACTCACTTGCGCCTTAATTGCTATATGGGAACTTGCGACCTTTGAATCGCCGCCATCTTTGGAGAGCGTTCCTTTTTGTTCAACAATCGCGAACGCGGATGAGGCCGGAGGGTAATAACCGAACACATCGAGCGGGTACTCGCACGCATGGAAGCCGCCGTCGCAAGCTTTAACCTCGCCAGCGTGATCGTAGGACTTCCTAATTTCATACTTGAAACCTCGGCATACGAAGCCGATGTCGAACCCCTTATACGCTGTTATAGATTCGTCTTTTTTCTTCGCCACAAAACCCTCCGTGATTAAAATGGAATTTCGTCATCTTTCAGCGGATCGCTTTTCACAAGCGCATCAACCGTCTTGTTCTTTTCGGCTACTTCTTTCTGTTTTAGCGACGTGAACTTCGGATTGAATTCGGCCACGATACGAGTGAACGCGCTTACGTCATCTTCGTTCGCGCTTCCCTTCATCGCATTGAGCTTGGCCAGGTCGAGAGCTTTCAAGTCTTTGAGCGTAGTGGTTGACCCGGCTTTCTCAATTGACGAAAGCCAATTCTTTACGAACATTTCCCGCAAGTCAGCCGACTCGAAGACGCTTGCCGCCTTTGGCGCGATTTCGCCATGAGTGGTTCCGTCCGCATCGTTATCGCCCTCCGTTGGAATGCAAAATGTTTGTAGGCAGGCATATTTATAAGCGGCTGACATCGCTTTATTTGTTGCCTTGTCGCCCGAATCCATCGCTTCTCCACATACGCGAATCGTATGACGACTCGTTGGTTCCGCAGCAAGCACAAAGTCGTATTCCACGTCAATGACGACATAGAACAACACGCTTTCGCGCTTACCACCATTGCCATCGCTTTTCATCGTCACTCGCTCATTAACGTGACGGCTCAATACTCGCGGCATGACGCAGAGACCGTTTTCGGCAAGAAGCGGGGCTAAAGCGTTATATACATCGTCAATGCCACGGAACTTATAATTCTGTTGTTCGTTTTTCTTATCTTTACCTATGCCCACCTTCGCCAATGCGGCCTGCACAAGTGCAATCGCCTGATACACATTTTTCGGCGTGACCTTCGTATCCACTTCCTTGCCATCGGCTCCCATGTATTGCTCCACAAAACTGGTTGACGTTTTAACTTGCATGTGCCATAGCTCTACCACAGATGCAAAACAATGCAAGAAGAAAATGCTATGAAGCAAAAAACATTTACGATCACGGAATTACTTGCTCTTGCGCGCAAACGTAAGATGACGGACGCGCAGATATGCAAAGCCGCAGGCAAACACAAATGCACACTCTGGCGTTGGGAAAATGGCAAGAGCTGCCCGCGATGGCCGACCAAGGTGAAACTTATGAAGGCCATCGACGCATGAGACGCGCCAGTAGCGTTGACGAAAACCAATCGCGCATTGTTCGCGCCTTCCGCCAATTCGGATGCAGCGTGCAGCCGCTCCATGCCGTCGGCAATGGCGTCCCTGATCTTCTATGCGCGTTCGGCGGAATCAATTTCCTGGTCGAAGTCAAAGACGGCGCGAAGACGCCGAGCAAGCGCAAGCTCACGCCAGATCAAGAAACATGGCATCGCGAGTGGAATGCGACGGTGTTTGTCGCCGAGGACACAGACGACGTATGCGCAATCATGATGGCAATCAAGATGCTCGCTTCGCACGCTGTCAAACTTCAACCGCCAGCAGGGAAGATTGGCGTATGATCGAAATAAAAATAAACTTTGCGCAGATTACGCAGCGAGTGGAAGCGGCGCGCTCATTACAGGATGCGGGGCAAGACGACGATGCAAAGAGCATACTTCGCAAGCTTTCGAGTGATTTACAGAAATCAATTGGCCCATCACCCCAACCGAAGAGCGGAGAGTAGGCGTATGAGGGGCTATTCGATCTTAGCCGCTGATCGTCCGCAATGCTTTCCTGACGACAAGGCGCAGGCTGTGACTGAATCCCCCGATGAGGCTACGGAGCTTTATTGCTATGCAAAAATCCACAGTAAATATCCCGATAGCGTGGGCATCATGCCGTGCTGGATTCACTATCAGCAAAGAGTTTTCGGCGAGATCACTAATCGTAAATTTTGGAGTCCAAGATGACGGCAAAAGAACAGAATAATCTCAAGCCGTGTCCATTCTGCGACTCGCCAGCCCACATTGAAGATATGTCGGCTGAACTGCATGGACAGCCCGACCCCTGGTTCTCCGTCCTCTGTGAGAATCCGCAATGCGCGGCCCGTACGAATCAATGGTATCCAGAAACCGCCGCAATTAACGCATGGAACGCCCGATGGAGAGCTTTGATGAGTGGTACGAAACTAACGGCTATTACCACGATACCGTTACGGACCGAAAAGACCTTATGCGCGAAGCATGGCAAGCCGCCCAGCAATCCAACCTCCAAGGATAACGTATGAGCGAGTGCGGCACTTTAATTACAGAATGGATTCATTGCCCTAAATGCTTCGAGGGAGCGAAATCGTTTTTTCAAAACCACCCCGATAGAGGGAAATATATGTGGGTAAATCCTATCATCGGTTGGAAGTGGGGAGTTTTGCCTATATTGGCGGGAAAGATAGGTAGCCTCACGTCAGATGCGGAATTGCGAGATTTTAAGGAATATGACGCTCCTGATTTGACAAAAGTTTTATGCCATCCGTTGCGAATAGCGATCATATGCGACGCTGGGGAGCAGGGGGTCTTTACCGTTCCCGCCGGGGATAACGTATGAGCGAACTTGCGATACTGTTCGCTACTGCTCGTATGGGTTTTAACGTCGTACCCTTTGCTATCGCCCATGCCGAAAAAGGCAAGGGCGAACTTCATATGACTGGTGAGGGACTGAGATTCGAGCCATTTGATAAAAAGCAAGAACCGTTAGCAATCACATGGGAAGAATTCGATCAGGGTCCGCAAGGCGGGAGCGACGCGAAAAAGCAATACGCATTCATCCCGCCGAAATAAAATCATCGTAAAAATCCCTTGCCTGAGCGTCCCAATCGCGCTATGCAGATATTCACCCACACCGCTGGGTGAATCATGAGCGGGGCTAGACCCAAGGTAGCTCCTTGTAGTCGAAAAGCGGTTTCCTGACCGCCTGCCCCGACTCTCAATCAGGCGAGCTTCAGGAGGCTTATGACCGAAATCGTCTGGTATCCATTTTACGTCGGCGACTACGCCCGCAAAACGGCGCACCTATCGCTTCTTGAACACGGCGCATACCGGCTGCTCCTTGACCACTATTACGCCACCAGACAACCCCTTCCGAATTCGCCCAAAGAGCTATACCGAATTTGCCGCGCGCACACGCCATCCGAACGCGCCGCAGTGCTGTCCACGGCAGCTAAATTCTTCATCGAATCTGGAACGCTGTTGCGTAACAAAAAATGCGACTCAGAAATCTCCAAGCAATTGAAATATCGTGATTCACAATCAGCCAAGGCAAAGCTACGGCACAGCCACGGCAATGCCACGGGAGTGCTACACGCGCGCGTACCACAACCACAACCAGATAAGAAAGAAAGAAACATCCTATCGGATGCAAAGAAAGGTTCGCGCTTCGCGCTCACTGATTTGCCAGAGGAATGGACGCGGTTCTGCCACGAGAGGAGGCCGGACATAAATCCAGACGAACTATTCGCGGAGTTCAAAGATTATTGGTCAGCAGTCCCCGGTCAAAAAGGGGTCAAGCTTGACTGGAGCGCAACTTGGCGCAACCGCGTCAGAAATGCCCATGCCAAGAAACTCATTTTTTCAGCGAAAGGAAATTCCAATGCCGCAAGTCCAAAATCCAAATGGGACATTGAAGCCGAGCGTATCGCCGCTAAATGGGCAACACAGTCCGACGGACAAACTTCTCTTGCTGAAAGCCCTGGCGACGGCGTGCAAACTTCAGAAACAATACGGTCAGACTGAGGCTGAACTCGAAACGCTTGTCGAAGGTTTCTCCATGATTCTTTCGGATTACCCGATGCTCCGCATCATCGAAGCCATGACGCACTACGTTCGCAAGCATCCCGACATTCCACGACCCTCTGACATCGAAGCGATTCTAAACCCACCGCGCCCCAAACCCGCATGGCCCGCCTATATCGGGTTGAAGAAGCGCATCCATGATGGGTACTTTCCTTTGGACCATGAAAGACAATTTCTCCGCGATTGCGAACGATCCGCTATCGACCAATTGGCCGACGAGAACGACAACTTCAACGAGGCGCAACGCCAAATTTCTCAACACAAACTTCTAACGCATGACGATTGATGTTATAAGTTTTCCATAAACGTCTTGTCAGATCGCGCGCGTTGCGTTACTCTCCACAAAACGCGGGATCGCTGAATGCACCAGGACGCCTATCCGACTAAACGCGAAAACTTGATTAGTAACTGGCGTTTACGCAAAGGCGATCTTGACGTTTCCCGCGACGCAGCCGGATACATCAACCAGGCGAATGTCACAGACCGCACAATCCTCGCTTACCTTATCGAAATCCGCGCCCTCGATTACGGCCACCTCTCCGCCGCCGCGACGTATGCCTTATGGCAGCACGCCTTCCGCAAACCATTCTTCGCCGAGCCGAGAAAGATTTATCTGATCGAGCTGCTTGGCCAAAGCGAGAACGGATCATTCGATGAAAGCGCGTACCGCATGTTGCTGCGTCGCCTTGATCGTTACCATCAGGACGCCATCGAGCGCGCTATATCGGACGACGTGACGCCATCAAACCGAGACGGCGTGTATGCCGCGCGATTCAAGTACCTGTCCGCATTCGATTTTCTTCTCCGCCTAATTCCGCAGATCGAGGACGAGCTACATGCGATTCATGACGCCGCCAATAAAGCCAAAGAAAACGCTTGCCATGCTTCATGACCTGAGCTATATTCGAGATTGAGCCATGTTTTCGCACGCCTAGAGTTTGGGAAAACGCGGCTCGACACAAAACTCCTCCGTTGACGAATGACCCGCTGGGCGACTGGCGGGTTATTTCTTTTTTAAGGATATGGTCAAGGAACTTACGCCTAAACAGGAACGCTTCGTCGCAGAGTATCTCATTGACCTCAATGCGACCCAGGCCGCAATACGCGCCGGGTATAGTCTGCCCCATTGTGACAAACCGAGGAAATACTACGTTTACTTTCTTACTGACAGTCGTAACGGCGAGATATTCTATATCGGCAAAGGCAAACGCCAGCGGTTTGCTCGACACATACGCGAGTGGATTACGCTGCATACTATCAATTGCAAGAAGACCCAGCGCATTGGCGAGATCATTAAAGCGGGCGGCGCGATAATCCCACGTTGCTTCGCCCAAGGCTTAACTGAGAATGATGCCTACGCCATCGAACGCGTAGCCATCGCCTCCATTGGGCTATCACGTCTTACCAACCTCGCGCCCGGCCAATTCACTAAACATGAGCGAGATCGAGTCGAGGCCCAGTTAACACTCAAAAGAATAAAGCCCTTCTGCCAATGGCTTAATGAGAAGCCCCGCGAACCGAACCATATCAAGTGGTATTGGGACATCATAGGCGAATACAGCTACATCGCTTCTGGCCAATATCTGCGCGGACTAACCGCTCGTGGTCTAAACTAGGCGAAAATACATGGCAAAAGGAAAAAAAACTGGCGGACGAACAAAAGGCACGCCCAACAAGACGACTCACGCGGTTAAGTCCGCTCTCATCGCTGCGTTCGATAAACTTGGCGGCGTTGTTGAGTTGACCAGTTGGGCGCGTAGTAACCCAACCGAGTTCTACAAGCTCTGGTCAAGAATACTCCCACAAGAAATTCACGCCGAGCATTCTGGAATTGAAGGCGCGCCTATAGCCTTCAGCATCAATATCGGCGATGCAGGAAACGATAGAGCTTAAATACACCCGCCCGTGGGTTTACGAGAAGCAACGCCAGGCCATTTTCAATCCCTCACGCTACGCCTTAATCGAAGCAAGCACCAAGACCGGCAAAACCGTTGGCTGCATTATTTGGCTTGCGGAAATGGCCATGCAGGGCAAGCCCGGATGGAACTACTGGTGGGTCGCGCCCACGTTTGCAGTCGCGAAGATCGCTTACCGTCGCCTTAAACGCGGCCTACCGCGCGAGGTTTATACCGCCAACGATTCTGATTGCTTCATCACGCTTGCCAACGGCGCGTGTATCTGGTTCAAGGGCGCGGACAAACCCGATTCGCTCTACGGCGATGACGTACACGCCGCCGTGATCGACGAGGCCAGCCGTACCAAGGAAGACGCATGGTACGCCGTGCGCACCACCCTCACCGCTACGCAGGGACCGATACGCATCATCGGCAACGTCAAAGGACGGCAGAATTGGTTTTACCAACTCGCCCGCCGCGCCGAGTCCGGTGAGAAAGGAATGGCTTACGCCAAACTCCTCGCATATGACGCCGTACAGGCGGGCATACTATCGGCGGATGAAGTCGAAGACGCCAAACGAACGCTACCCGATCAGGTATTCCGCGAGCTATACCTCGCAGAGCCATCGGACGACGGCGGAAACCCATTCGGCCTTCTCGCGATACGCAACTGCATTGCGCCCCTATCAGCCGCCGCGCCCGTGTGCTGGGGCATCGATCTTGCCAAGAGTTACGACTGGACGGTCTGCATCGGCCTGGACGCCAATGGTCGGGCATGTCGCCTTGAGCGATTCCAAAAACCGTGGCTCGATACGATTTCGACCATCAAGCAGATCGTCGGCCCAACTCCCGCTCTTGTCGATTCCACTGGCGTAGGCGATCCGATCCTTGAAGCCTTGCAACAAGGGCAATCCAATTTCGAGGGGTTCAAATTCTCGCAGGCGAGTAAGCAACAGTTGATGGAGGGGCTTGCTATCGCCATTCAGCAACAAGAGATCAGCTATCCCGAAGGAATCATCGTCATGGAACTTGAACAGTTCGAGTTTGAATACACGCGAACGGGCGTCCGGTACAGCGCGCCGCAGGGATTGCACGATGACGCCGTGTGCGCCCTCGCCCTGGCGCGGAGCAAATTCAGCGTGCCACGTTTGACGCCCACGATCAGGCGTCTCTAAATGTGGCCATTTCGCAAGGCAGTCACTCCCACTTCCGCCAAGAGCGCGGCATTCTATTACGGCTTGTCGCCATCGCGCTCCGGCCTTACTGGCGCGGCCTATAACAAGCTCGCCGCCGAGGGCTACGTCGAATGCCTTGTCGCATTCGCGTGCATCAATCGCATCGCCGCATCCGTTGCTTCCGTAGAGCCTCAGCTTTACCGCAAGGGCAAGAAAGGCAAGCTCCAAAAGGTTGATGACAGCCCATTGCTCGACTTGCTTGAACGTCCGAACCCCGCGCAGTCCGGCAAGGAGTTCATCCGGCATCTGACGAGTTACCACCAACTTGCTGGAAATGCGTATCTATGGGGCAATGGCATCGACGCGAAATCGCGCAAGCCCAAGCCGCCCGCCGAACTTCAATTGCTCAATCCCGGCAGCATGAGCGTGGAGAAGGGAAGGGGATTCTTTCCGCTCCAGTACGAATACAAACCCGATCCTAGCAACAAGATTATCTTCCCGGTGGAACAAGTCACCGGACGTTCCGCAATTCTCCAACTCAAGACGTTCCACCCACTCAATGCGTGGTATGGCCTTCCCGCTATCACGCCCGCCGCGCTATCGGTCGATATCCATACGGGCGGACAGCAATGGAACAAGAGCCTGATCGAACGCGGCGCACGTCCAAGTGGCGCGCTCACCGTAAAAGGTGAAGATGGCAAACCCGCGAGCCTTAGCGACGAGCAATACGGTCGCGTCAAGGAAATGATCGACCAGCAGTTCAGCGGCCCGGATAACGCCGGACGCCCCTTCCTGTTAGAAGGCGGGGTTGAATGGCAGGAAATGTCACTCAATCCCAAGGACATGGAGTTCCTGGACGGCAAGCATTCCGCCGCGCGCGACATCGCCCTCACATTCGGAGTCCCGCCGCAGTTGCTTGGCATACCCGGCGATTCTACGTTCTCCAATTACTCCGAAGCCAAAACAGCCTTTTGGACCGACACCGCATTGCCGCTCCTTGCGCTCTATCTCGAAGGACTCAATCGCTGGTTGACGCCGCTATACGGCGACGATCTGTTCCTCTGGTACGACGAGGAAATGATTCCCGCGCTGGAGCCGCTGCGCAAAGCGAAGGCCGACCGTATCAACTCCGCCGAGTACATGACGATCAACGAAAAGCGGCAGGCGATGGGCCTTGATGACATTGACGGCGGCGACATCGTATTCGTATCCGCACAGGACATCCCGCTCGACATCGCGGGATCGCCAGACTTTAATGCCGCGCCATCCGTCACGAATACGCCCAACCTTCCGCCCGATCAAGTCGCCAAACGCATGTCATGGCTCATTGAGCAGGGATATTCCAAGGATCGCGCCGAACGCCTGGCCAAACTTATCTACGCGTAAATGCCCAAGCGCGCGCACGTCGTATTCCTTGCGACGCTTGATCGTTTTGAAGCGAGGCTGTTACCGCGCATTGTCGCCGACAAGAAGCTATTCATCGAAGCCGCCTCGCAGCGTTACGCCGATCACGGCACGCCGAATTTCTTCGATCTGGTTGACGACCACCAGCAGCAATTATTTGAAACACTGAAAGCCCACTACCGCAAAGTCATTCCAGCTTTCGGCGCGCTCAGCCTCACGCAGATCAAGAGCAGGCAGTTCAAGGACGCCGAAGAAGATTCTCTATTCGCTGACCTCGCTGATCGCTGGATACACACCGAAGGGCTGAAACGCTCCCATCTGATCGCTGACACCACTGAAGCCGACGTTCTTGCAGCCATCGCGCGCGGCATGGATGAAGGCGAAGGAACCGCTTCCATCGCGCGGCGCATCGCCGAAGTGACAGACCTGTCGCCGTTTCGCTCCGAATTGATCGCGCGCACCGAAACCCACGCCGCCGCGACGTATGCCGGAATCGAAAGCGTGCGCGATGCCGAGGACAAACTTGGCGTGACGATGCTGAAGGAATGGGCGCCTACGCTCGACGACCGCACCCGGCCAGCCCATGCGGCAATGCAAGGCTCCGATCCGATTCCGCTGGATGACAGGTTCATCGTGGACGGCGAAGAGCTTGACCGTCCCGGCGATCCATCCGCTAGTCCTGACAACGTAATCAATTGCCGGTGCACCGTTTTTTATTCCGAGGCTGAATGAACCCGACCCAAGCAGCCAAGAAAGCTCTGCAAGAAGCCTGCGCTAAGGCTCATCTGCCGCAACCCGACTACCTGGAAATTATCCAGACCAACTGGCTGTGCATCAAAATCTGCTTTGGATGGACGAAATACAGAGTCCGGGGCTATCGCTTCATCGTTCATTCCACCGAACGGCGCGAACCTCGCCTCGCATCGCCAGAACAGCGAGCCGACATCTTTTCTGATCTTCTCCTCCGCGCACCACTTCTTGGCGTACCGACGTACCAATGAGCCGGATCGTCAAGCAAGACCGCAACGTCATACAGGCTGATTTTCGACCCACCAAATTAACGCTCAACATCACCTTCCACGCGACGCTCCTCTACCGCGACGATCTTGTCGCCCTTGCGCGCGTGACCTACCTGGTCAATGGCCAATCTTCCGATGCCCTACCTCCGCATCACGTCGTCATCGACCTTCACCCAAGCAAGGAAACCGCATGACGACCATTCTCCGCAAGTCTTTCCCGCTCTCCATAAAAGCGGAAGGCGACGACCGCGCCATCGAAGGCTGGGCATCCACGTTCGGCAACACCGATAGCGACAACGACATCATTCTCCCCGGCGCATTCGCCGCGTCGCTGAAAGAGCGTATGCCCAAGATGTGCTGGCAGCACGACAGCCGCCATATCCCCGGAATCTGGGACGAGGCGCGCGAGAGCGACCAGGGCTTGTACGTCAAAGGCCGCATTCTCGGCACGACGCTCGGCAACGACGCGTACACCCTACTCAAGGCGGGCGCAATCGACAGCATGAGCATCGGCTACAGCCCGACCGAATATGAGATAGACGTAAAAACAGGCACGCGCACGATCAGCAAGATCGACCTGTGGGAAGTTTCGCTCGTGACATTCCCGGCCAACGAGCAGGCCCGCATTACCAGCGTAAAGAACAAACCCGACAACGCGCGGGATTTAGAGCATTACCTGCGAGACGCAGGCTTCAGCCGTTCGGAGGCGAAAAAGATCGTCGCCGAAGGCTTCAAGGCGATTGTTGACCAGCGAGACGCTGAGCAGCAGGAGCTAAACACCCTTTGCAAACTACTCAACCAATTCCAACTGTAAGGATACCTATGACCGAAGTTAAAACCGCTGCGGACGCCGTAACCGCCGCCGAGAACGCGATAAAAGCGTTTGAAGCGATCAAATCCGACGTATTGCCTCTGGGCAAGAAGTTCGAGGAGTTAGACGCCTCTACCCAGGCCTCGTTCAAGCGCATGGAGAAATCCGTAGCCGACGGCATGGAAGCCGCTCAGAAAGCCGAAGCTAAAGCTATTGCCCTTGAAGAAGGCCGCAAAGCCCAGCAAAAGGAAATCGACCAGCTAGTGACCGCGCTCAATCGCGTGTCGCCCGGCTCCGGCGAAGACCAGACGAAGAATCTGCGCAAGAAAGCCAACAAGCTCTTCAATGAATTCGCTCGCATGGATACCGGCAACACGTCGATGTATTTCGGCGAGTTCATGAAACAGGCCGCTGAAAAGGACGTTGAAATCAAAGCGATGTCCGTTGACAGCGATCCGAATGGCGGTTTCCTCACCATGCCGGAATTCGCAGGCATCATTCAGACCAAGGTATTTGAATCCTCGCCCATGCGCCAACTGGCGAACGTGACGACCATTGGTTCCGACACGCTCGAAATCGTTCCCGATATTGACGAGAGCGAAGCGTCATGGACCACCGAACGCGCATCACGCACGGCGACCACCACGCCTACTCTGGGTCTCATCAACATCAACGCCCATGAGATGTACGCTAATCCGCAAGTCACCCAGAAAATGCTCGATGACAGCGTTATCGACATCGAAGCCTGGATTCAGAAAAAGGTAGCGGATAAGTTCGCTCGCAAGGAAGCGACCGCGTTCGTCACCGGCTCCGGCGTCGGACAGCCCAAAGGCATCATGAGCTACACCGCAGGCACGACCCTTTCTTCGGGTCAGGTCGAGCAGGTGAACAGCGCAAATGCCACGAGCATTGTCTGGGACGGTCTGGTCAACACGCAGAACGCTCTGAAAGAACCATATCAGGCGAATGCGACTTGGCTTTATCACCGCGCGACCAACGCGGTTATGATGCTGATTAAAGACGGTGAAAACCGACCGATCTTCAACATGAACTATGACAGGAACGCCGGTCTTGCGCCGTCGCTCCTTGGCGCGCCTGTTCGTTTTGCGGCTGATATCGCCACCGTATCCTCCAGCGCGCTTGCCGCTGCATACGGTGACTTCCGCCAGGCGTATCAGATCGTTGACCGCATGGGCACCCGCATCCTGCGCGATCCGTATACGAACAAGCCGTTCATCGGCTTCTACACGACGCGTCGCGTCGGTGGCGGACTCGTCAACTTCGAGGCAATGAAAATCTTGAAGATCAGCGCGTAATCAATAACTTATCCAAGGAAGGACTCTACTATGGTTAATCACTCTACTCTCCACAGCGATGTGGGCGTCGCCACGTTGCTGGTTCCGCTGATTCGCACGGCTGACGCCGTACCCGCAGACGGCTCAGGACTCGACCTCGCCAATTGCGATAGCGCCGAATTGATCTTTTTGATCGGCGCGAACGGTGACACCTATTCCAGCACCGACAAGCTGGAACTGGAAGTCCAGGAATCGGACACCGATGTTGACGGCAGCTATACCGCTGTCGCCAATGCCGATCTGACCAACTACGTCACCGGCACCAACGTCGGCACGATCAAGGTACTGACCGCCGATGCGAATTGCGCGCAGTCCTACGTCGTCGGCTATCGCGGAAGCAAACGCTACATACGTGGCCGCTTCAACTTCAGCGGTACGCATTCGACGGGAACGTCCGTCGCGTTGCTTGGCTTAAAAGGCCGCAACCGGATGCAGCCTGCGAACAGCTACACCTAAACCTTTGATGGAGGGGCAGAAATGTCCCTCCATTCCTTCTTTTTGGAGAACACGATGAAAAATATCTACAAGCTGCTCGCCGTATTGCTTGCGATCACCGCATCACCGGCAGCCGCCCAAACCTTCAACGGCCCGTGCTATCGCACTTCCGATACATGGACGCTCGCCAGCGGTTGTACGCTCACGTCCGCCAGCGGCAGCACGGTTACGCTCGCCGGAACTACCACGCTATCCGGTACGACCAACCTCAGCAATGACGTTACGCTTGCCACCGGCAAGGCGTTGCACCCGGACACCACCACCGCCCATACGATGCTCTTGCAAGCGTATGACGTTGACGGCACGGCCTACAAGACATTCGGCACGTTCACCAACGGCAACACCCCTTCATATGCTCTCGCGCAGCCATCAGGCGGCACGCTGACATGGGACGGCGGCGCAATTGGCGCAACAACGGCAGCCGCAGGCACGTTTACCACCCTTCAGGCCAATACCAGCCTGAAAGTAAACGCAACCGATGGCACGTCCATTACCGCGATCCGTTTCGCATCTGACGCGATAGCCTCCGGACAGACTGCCAAAACGACCAGTCTCACCGGCGTAACCGCATCCTCCAAATGCGTCGCCACCGGCAACGAAGTTCCGAGCAATACGGCATATATCAAGTCAGCCGCAGCCGGAACCGATCAGGTTATCGTAACGGTCAACACCGATCCCGGCGCGTCGAATCTCGATTTCACTCTCATTTGCCTGAACTAACATGACCGCCGCAACCGACGATTTTGCAAACCTCGCTTCAGGACTCAGCAGCCCATATCGTCATGGGGCCGCTGTTTCTCCAAGCGATACCGTCGATCTCACCAACGTATCCCGTGCCATCTATGTCGGCGGCACGGGAACGCTGACCTACATCAGCCAAGGCGGCGACACCGTTGCGCTTCTTGGAAACATCCCTGTAGGGACCGTACTCCACGTTTGCGCATCGCGCGTCAAATTGACCGGCACTTCCGCAACCAACCTCGTAGCTCTCTGGTAGTTCTTATGACCCCGCATCTGATTCTCAAAAGCTTTCCCGGCAACCAGACCGGCATTGGCCCAACGCAACAGTTCGTTGAAGGTGAAGTCGCCGATCTGTCCGAACATCTGGCGGCGGTCGTAGTACCGGCTGGCCTTGCCGAGCCTTGTATTCCTACATCCGCCTCGCCATCCGCTGAAGAAAAAGCGATTGAGACTGTCCCGGCCAACAAGGCCCGCAAGCTTTCCCTCAAGAAGAAAGCCGACAAGGACGATTCGGAAACCGAAACCCCATCCGAGTAAATGCGGAAATCCATCACCCTCGTTACCGCTCCGGGCGCGCAGCCAATCACGCTGCCTGAAGCCAAGACATGGGCGAGGATCGATGGTAATGACGATGACGCGCTAATCACGCAACTGATCGACGCCGCCACGCAATCCGCCGAGGCGTTTCTTCGCAGGTCGCTGATAAGCCAAACATATAGACTAACGATTGATCTACCGACCTCCGCATGTTACGACTCGCTTGGAGAAGGCGTTTACGATCTTCCGGTCTCCGCGCTCTACGGAAATCTGCCCAGAGTAATCGAATTGCCGCGCGGCCCGGCATCGGCGATTTCCTCCGTCAAGACATACGACACTGATAACGCCGAATCCACATACGATTCAGCAAATTACACCATAGACGCTGACGGTTCACGCCTGATTCTTGTGGAAGGCGCGCAATGGCCATCCAACATGCGGCCAGAGGCATCCGTCGCCATCACATTCGTCGCAGGCTATGGCGCAACGCCGTCATCTATCCCGCAGCCGATCAAGACCGCGCTCATGATCCACGTCGCGACGCTTTACGAACAGCGCGGGCAATGCGATATGGATTTACCCGCTCCGTCGAAACAATTGCTATCGCAATACCGCCGTATGGGCGTTCCGCTGTGACGTGTTGCGACTACCTCCCGGCGAAGATGAAACACCAGGTCACGATTCAGAGTAAGTCATCCGCATCGGACGGCCAGGGCGGATTTACCGAAACGTGGAATGACGGCGATACCGTATCCGCCTTCATCGAACCAGTAAAAGCATACGAGAAGTTTCAGGCGATGCAGATGCAGACGCCCATCACGCACAAGATCACCATGCGCTACCGCGCTGACGTTACGACCGCCTCACGCCTCAAATACGGTTCCCGCATTTACTGGGTGAAGGAAGCGATCAACGTCGAGGAAGCCGGACGCTTCCTAATCCTAAAGGCAATCGAGAGAGCATAAATGGCATCCAACATGAAACTCGCTACCGCCACCCGCAACAAGATGCTCGATGGCATCACCACAGCGGCAGGCGCAAGCGCATTACTCAATCTCTATTCCGGCACGCAGCCCACTGACGCGAATACTTCTTTATCCGGCAATACGTTGCTCGCCCAACTCACCTGCAATTCAACCTTCGCCCCAGGGGCGTCAAGCGGCGTACTCACGCTCAATTCCATCACGAGCGACAGCGATGCAGACGCGACAGGTACGGCCACGTTCTTCCGCTTGCTTAAATCGGACGCCACGACTGTCGTTATGGACGGAACGGTCGGAACTTCCGGCTGCGATCTCAATATTAACAGCGCCGACATCCAGCAACACGCCGCTGTCGCTGTCACCAGCGCTGCGTTTACAGCGGGGAATGCGTAATGGAAAGAAAAGAGCTTTTTCTCCAGGCGCTCAACGTCAATGCGTCAAACGTAGTCATTTTGTCAGACTCGCGTTTCCGCGTAGTCGATATTCACGAACATAACGGCGAGACACGCACGTCCGTCGTCGCTGAGTACCAGGTCTGGGCCGACGCCGAAGCGCAGTCTTTCGGTTACGCCGTCGGACAACCTACCTCCGACCCCGCATACAAGATCTATCGCATCATCTGACCGCAATGCCGGTCATTCCTCGCCCGTAAAAACAGGGTCTCAAAATGACCACCGCCTTTCCCGCATCACTGGATGACTTTACCAATCCCGATGCCGACACCGACGATCTCGATACGACCGGCGTAGAGCATGACGAACAGCACGCTAACGCTAACGACGCCATCGAAGCTCTCCAGGCCAAAGTCGGGATTGACAGCAGCGTAGTTACCGCGTCGCTCGATTATCTGCTCAAGAGTACGTCCAGTCTCGATCCCGGCCACAAGCACTCGAAAGCGGAATCAGCATTACAAGCCGCCGACATCGGCGTCAGCATCCAGGCGTATGACGCCGACCTGACCGCATGGGCCGGAAAAACAGCGCCATCGGGAGCGGCTGTCGGCGACAGCGATACCCAAACGCTCACCAACAAAGACCTGTCATCGGGAACAAACACTTTCCCGACTTTCAACCAGAATACTACCGGGTCAGCGGCAACGCTTACCACGCCACGCGCTATTTACGGCAATAACTTCGACGGTTCGGCTGCGCTCACGCAAGTAATCGCCTCGACCTACGGCGGCACTGGTAACGGATTCGCCAAGCTATCTGGCCCTGCCTCTACTGAAAAGACGTTCACTTTACCAAATGCTTCCGCGACCATCCTTACCGATAATGCGGTGGTAACGGCGGCGCAAGGCGGAACTGGCCAAAGCTCTTATGCCGTTGGCGATATTTTATATGCAAGCGGTTCTACCGCCTTATCTAATCTCGCGGACGTTGCCGCAGGCTCATATTTGCGTTCCGGTGGAGTTACGACCGCCCCATTGTGGTCAACCCTGATCCTACCTAACGCAGCGACATCGACCCGCGTTCCATATGCCACTGGAACAAATACATGGGGAGATAGCGCTAACCTTACATTCGATGGTTCCATACTCAATGTAAATACGCTGAATGGCGTTGGTATGTCGGCAAATTCCAGCGGCGTCAATACTAGCGCGGGATTTAGGGCGCAGGTATCCGGCGGCGGCGGCACAGGTCTTGCGTATTTTGAATGGCGCATGACTGGCGATACCAGCACCTTCACCATGCAGCGCAATAATAGCGGTACGCCTGCTAACGATGTTCTAAGCACGAAATGGGGTTCGACGACCCTAAGTTCTATGACGACTGCGGGCGCGATTATCTTCTCTTCTACAGTCGATGCGGTGACGGGTTACAAGGTAAACGGCGCCGCGACTTCGGGTAAAATCCTTATCGGCAACGGAACGAGTTTTGTAGCATCAACGCCGACTTTTCCGAATGCGTCCGCAACCTCGTTAAAACACATTCGATCTGACGGCACGAATTGGATCGCCTCCACATCAACATATTCAGATACGCCTTCTACCGCTTTGAAATGGCTCCGCAGCGACGGAACCAACTGGATTACCTCAACCTCTACTCTTTCCGATAGCCCATCTACGGCTGGAAAGATAGTCGTATCGGACGGCACCAACTGGATCACATCGACGCCGACTTTCCCCAATGCCAGCGCGACCAGCGGCAAGTTCATCCGTTCCGATGGAACTAACTGGATAGCCTCTACGCCGACTCTTCCGACAGCGGCGGGAAGCGCAGGAACATTTCTTCGCAGCGATGGGACGAATTTCCTTACTTCGGGCACTACTATCCCCGATACAGGAACTTCTGGCGGTATTCCTTATTACTCAAGTACGAGCGCGCTTACTTCATCCGCTGCGCTCACTTCCAACGCCATCGTCAAAGGCGGCGGCGCGGGCGCGGCTCCGGTAGCGTCCGGCGTCACGCTCGATTCGAGCAACAACATCGCCGGTTACGGCGCGACGATCAACGCGCAGAGCGGAACAACCTATACATTAGTCGCAGGAGACGCTGGCAAAGTCGTGGAATGCAGTAACGCATCCGCGATTACGCTGACGCTTCCGAACAGTCTCGCCGCTGGATTTTGCTGCACCATCGTTCAGACCGGCGCAGGACAAGTGACGCTGGCCGCAGGCGCAGGCGCGACGATCCGCACGCCCGCATCATTTACCAAGACCAACGGCCAATGGTCGATGCTCACCGTCTACGTGACCACCAATGCCGGTGGATCATCGGCAATTTATGTCATCGGCGGCAACGGTTCCGTTTTCGCCATCCCATTACTGATTCGCAACGCCAAACTTCCGACCGCTGTAACGGCGGCGACGCTGGACGGCGGACAGAACCGCGACTATCTGTTATTCGACGACGCTACCGCATGGTTCGCCGAATGGCAGTTCATGATGCCGTTCACCTACAACACGAACATGACGGCTACCGCCAAGCTCACGTGGACGGCGGCATCCGCTACTTCGGGCAGCGTGGTATGGAACGCGGCAGTCATGGCCACGACGCCATCAGACGCCGCGACGCTCGAAACTGATTCGTTCGACACTGTAAATGCGACGACTACCGCCACCAATGCGACGGCGGCAGGACGGGTCAATACGACATCTATCACGCTTACCAATAAGGATTCGATGGATGCAGGCGACATTGTTTCGCTGCGAATATCGCGCAACGCCTCCAATGGCTCGGACACCATGACGGGCAACGCGCAATTGGCCGGGATTGTCCTGGAGTTCAGCTAGTGTTCAGCTTTCCTTTCGGATCGCTGATCTCCGCAAGTAGCGTCACCGCCCTCACGAACTGCACGCTTCGCTTCATAGTAAAAACTCCGGCGACGTTCGGAGGTGGAGAGATTTTCGGCGCGCAGGGATCGGCATCGAGCGGCGAGGATTGCTCTATCTATTATACCAATACCGGATCGAATGTATTGGCGATTCAGAAGCCCTGCGGCACGCATGACGACCCTTACATTTGGACAGTCCCGCTTTCTCCGAGCACATGGTATGACATAGCCATCGCCTTGCAATGGAACAACAGTTCCGCGCCCGTCGTTTACGCTAACGGGGTTGCGCTGACGGTCACCCTTTACCAAACCGGCGACAGCACCGACACGATGAAAACGGATGTCTGGACGCTTGGCGGCGGAACCACAGGCGCGGGATACATAGGCGGATTCGCGTGGTATAACGCTCAATTAAGCGCAACTACGATGAAATTACTAACCGCGCGCAGAAAATATGACGCGCCGTTGGATTTTCCGACGAATCTTGTTCAATACATTCCGATGGACGATTTTCCAGTTGGCGAATACACGGCATCAAATACGAACATCACGCCAAGCGCCGATGTCGCCAATACTTTTGGCTCAGGCAACTTCTCAAGCATCGCAAGCGACGATGGATCGTATCTTAGCGCCGGAAGCTCCGATGACAACGAAACCTATACCTGTGAACTGACGACGTTTACCGTTCCGTCTGGATATTCCGCATTCGCCACGACCCAAAGTATCAAAGGCAATACCGACGATACGGAAAACCCGTCGGCCAGCGTCACAATTAATGCCGTTGAGCAGACGGTGTGGGGGCAATCCTTCTCCGGTTCGGACGCAATTTCAACCAGAAGCGACTATCTCGCGCTTTCTCAGTCGGATATCGACGGTATGAGACTCAATCTGAAAACGCCGTCGATCAGCAAAGATGGCGGCATCAACTGGAACCACTGTTTCGTCAAGATTTCTTATCGCCGTCACCCGATCCGAAATCTCAGGGGATCAATCGAATTCAGGAACGTTGGCGGAACTGTGCAGTCGGTCGGCATATCGGGAGGAGGGTTCAGTTACGCATGAGGATACTATTCGAGAATGAACAAGACCCGATTCTGACGCGTATCAAGAACCATGCCGTGTTCGTAGATGTTGCGCAAGACATCCTCAAACAAATCGGCTTTGAGTATGAAGACCGGCGCCTCAAGTGCTCAACCAACCTGTTTCCATGCGAGCGGCCAACCGTTTATTACAATGTCGCATCCGCCCTTGGAGACATCGAGTGGATCATCCACACGGACGCTTCAATCACGCCGCCGCCCGATCTCCAAAGGTATTGGGGTTGCTACCAGCCTCACTTGCTCATGGGCGATGTCGAGCGCGTTATGACGATGCCCGCGCCGAACTTTACAAACCTGACGCACATCGTCGTTGAATCCGCCTCGCCAAACATTTTGGGCTTCGCAAGGCGATACGGAGCGAAGCTGTTCCACCTAAGCCTCGCCCGCAATTGCTCCTCATGGAATCTTACTCATGTGGAGTGAAATCGCCCGCAACGATTCCGAATCCATAACCCGTTTCATCGCCATACAGGGCGAAATGAACGACCATTACCGGGAAAATCTGACGCCGGACTTTATCGACCGGCTCTTTGATCGCAAGCGGCAGCTTCGCATATTCATGTACGACGACGGGCAGACGCAATTGTCGCTCGCGTTCTACATCCATGTAAGCGGCGCGCTCAAGCTCGCAACGACCGCAATCGGAGATTACATTGAACTTGCTGATTCCGTCCGAATCGCGCATGAAAAAACCATCCAAATCGTCGCGGAATACGAGGCCGATTCGGCGTATGCCCTCTGGGATATCCACAATTCCGACAAGGGCGATCTCTATTTCAGCCGCATGGCCGATGCCATCACCGCTAAAGCCAACGGATTTAAGGACGCAGTAACAACCAACCCTACCGAACGAATTAACAAGACGGTCTGGACTATATGATGTCCCTGCCAGCGGCCCTTGGCCTTCAGGGGTCATTCGGCACGCCGGCCAAGCCCTTCTTTATCAATAGCGTCCAGCAGGTCACGATCACTATCGCCAATGGCGCAACGACCGGGACCGCTACGATCACCGGCGTAGTCACCGCGAACACGGATATCGTCTGGGGCGGCATCTATCACGGCGATTCCGGCGCGACTATGGATTCGTTCGCCTGCTCGATCACGCTAACCAATACCACGACCGTCACCGCGACGCGCAATACCTCCGCTGTGGGAACGCTGACCGTTCAGGCCACGGTAGTCGAATACACCGCCATCGCGCTTGCATCCGCGATTCAGTACGGAACGATTACTCTGGGAAGCACGGTAACAACCAACACCGCCACCATCACGGCGGTCACTACCGCCAACGCCGTAATCGGATTCCTTGGCTATACGACCAACAATTCCACTACTGCGGCCAATACCAACGTCCCGTCCGTTGAATTGACGAATACGACGACCGTAACCGCAAAGCGAAACACCGGCACAGGCTCCGTCACAGTTGGATTCGTCGTAATAAATCACGATCCTGCGGCCATCAAGTCGATTCAGAATCGCACAGTCGCGCTAAGCGGAACGACGACCAGCGATACGGACACCGTAACGGCAGTAAAGCCTGAGAATTCGATTCTTCGATACGGCGGTTACTACACCGATAATGCGTCGAATCTTGTTTCGTTAAGCTCGCTGTCCCTTACAAACGCCACGAGCGTCACCATCGCAAGAAGCTACAACACAAGCTGCGCCAGGAACATTCGGTATCAAGTCGTTGAATACAACGATTATGTACTCAAGACCAAGAAAAACGCGGCCACGTCCATTAGCAGCGGCACGTCAGCAACGACTACCGTAAATTCCGTTACGACCAGCCGCGCCGTAACTTTTTACAACGGTCAAAGCATCGACAGTGGGACTACTACCCTGCGCTCCGGCCTCGAAGGCGTCACGCTGACCAATGCGACCACAATTACCGGGACAAGGGGATTCAGTACCGCAGCGATTACATCCGCTCAGTGGGATTTAGGGGAGTTTTACTAATGCGACAAACTTTTGTGCAGTACGACCCGGCCAACGAGGGAGTCATCAGCGCAGCCGTTACGAGCGACGAAGCACCAATCGTTGCCGATCCGTTACTGCAAATCGCCTTCCCCGAAGGAACGAATACGCTGGGCATGATGCTCGACTTGTCAGGGGAGCCGCCTGTTTTGATTTCCGCTCCAGTTATCAATCCTGGAGACCAATGAGCAACCCTAAAATCTAAATGTGAGCGTTCATGGGAGTCAATTATAACGCCCACATAAACTACAACGCTCCCGTCAATTACAACGAATCCGGCGGCGGATTCAGCGGAACCATCAATGTCACCCTCGATGGAGTAACGCTCGCCGCGACCGCTACCCAGACGTTTACGGCTACGATTGCCGCAAACCTCGCCGACGTTTCGTTATCCGCCGCCGCCACGCAGACATTCGCTGGAACCATTGCGGCCACGCTTGATCCCGTCACATCGACATCGAGCGTGACGGAGACATTCATCGGTTCTATCGCAGCGACGCTCGGCGACGTTTCGATGTCCGCCAGCGCATTGCTGGAATTTGAAGGCCAGATCGCCGCAACGCTCGCATCCGTTGCCCTCTCCGCCATTGCGACCCAGACATTCACCGGGTCTATAGCCGCGACGTTGGACGGGGTATCGCTATCGGCATCCGCCGCACAAACCTTTGTCGGCGCTATCGCCGCCGCGCTAGAAGGCGTAACGCTTGCCGCCGAAGCTACGAACGCCATAACGCTGACCGGCTCCATCGCCGTCACGCTCACCGATGTCTCGCTCGTAGCACAAGCGCAGCTAATCCATTCGGGATCGCTGTCGGCCACGCTCGCAAACATCACGTCGGCGATAGTCGCCTACGAACTAATCGCCTCTGGCGCAAACGTCATCGAGGTCAAGGACGACCATCGCTTTACCGCAATCGAAGCGGATACACGCTCGATTTCCGTCCGCTCCGAATCCCGCATCTCTCAGATTCCGGCGCAAAACCGCTTCATAAAGGTCAATTCAGAAATAAGGGTTATCGCCGCATGACTATCGAGGCTTTCGTAAAAGACCCATCGGACCAGATGGATTACGGCTTCGACTGGTCAGACTGGCTTGGTAGCGACACCATAACGGCCTCCGCCTGGACCGTTCCCACCGGCATCACGAACTTTTCCACAAGTAACACCACCACAACCTCGACCATTTGGCTCACGGGCGGAACGCACCAGACCGATTATCTCATCACCAACCAAATCACAACGGCAGGCGGACGCATCAAGCAACGCAGCTTCAAGATCATGGTGCGCGAGCAGTAGATGGATTTCTCGGTCAAGATCGAAGGGCTGGATGCGTTGGCCCAGGCGAACGACCGCATCCGCTTGAATGTCGCCAAGGAACTCAATGCGGGCGTTTATTCAGCCGCGCAACGCGTTGTAACCGAAGCCAAACGTTCCATATTGAGCGGCCAGAAAACCGGACGCCTGTATAAACGCCGGAGCGTGGCGCACCGCGCATCCGCGCCGGGCGAAGCTCCGGCATCCGATACCGGAAGACTTGTCAACAGCACACACGCGGAAGCCGCCGCCCCAGGCGAGGCATTAGCCATCTCCGGCAGTTCAAACGTGAAGTACGCCGCGTTGCTGGAATTCGGCACGTCAAAGATCGCTCCGCGCCCATTCATGTTCCCCGCCTTGGAAAAGAGCAAGGCATGGATCGCCAAACGCTTGCAGGACGCTTTGCGTCGCGGCCTTGAGGCCAAGTAAATGGGAACGCCGAGCAATGCTCTACAAGCCGCGATTTATACGAGGCTCAAGAATTATTCCGCTTTGACCGCGCTTGTATCGACGCGCATTTACGACTTCGTACCCGAAGAAGCGACGCCGCCCTACGTCGTCATCGGAGACGACACCGTTATCGACTGGTCAACCAAGCCCGCTAACGGATGGGAAGCAACCATCACGATCCATTGCTGGGATTACGAGAAGGCCGGACGCAAATCCATCAAGGCGATCATGAGCGCAATCTACGACGCGCTTCACCGCCAGGAATCGAACGTCACTGTCACCGGCTTCAATCTGCCGATCTTTCAATTCGAGTTTGAGCAGACATTTCAAGACCCGTCCGCAGAGGGACAGGGCGACAGGTACTATCACGGCGTCCAGCGATTCCGGGCGTTTATCACTGAATCTTAACACCACAGGAGAACTCTATGGCCGCACAAAAAGGCAGACTTTATTTACTCAAATTAGGCGCAGATGGATCAGGCGGCACCGTCGCCGGTTTACGCAATCTATCCGCCCAGATTGCTAATCAGGCGGTCGATATCACGAACAAGGACTCCGGTGGATTTCGCACGCTCCTCGAAGGGGCAGGCACTCAATCCGTCGATATTTCGGCAGACGGCATCGCCTCCGACGGCGCGACCTACGAAACCATGAGAGGCTACGCCATCGCCGGAAGCATCAATAGCTTCCAGGTCATCGGCCCGGACAACGACGCGACTTCAGCGTCGTTCCTCATTACGAGTTTTCAGGAAGCTGGAGCGCAGGACGATGAACTGAAATTCACGCTCACGATGCAGTCGTCAGGAACCGTAACCCAAACGCAAGTGTAAGAGGCTCCCATGACGACGCTCACCGTACAAACTTCCGTCTTTGGCGGACTCAACTATACGTCCGCATCCGCATCGACCGCCGACAAGTTCAGCAACGACGGAAAAACGTTTTTGCTGTTCACCAACGGCAATGCTTCCGCGCGGACGCTCACCATCGCCGCCAATGACGCTGACAAGCCAGGCTTTGGCACTATCGTCGTACCGGATACCGCCGTCACGCTACCCGGTAGCGGGGCTGGCGGATTGGCCATCGTCGGGCCATTCCCAGCGGATCGTTTCAACGACAGCAATGGGCAGGTGAACTACACGCTGGATGTTGCCACTAGCATGACCGTCGCCGCCATCAAGCTCGCTACCTATGCCTGATTTTGATCCTCAAAAACCGCGATACGTCCTTTCCATCGCCGGAAAGGATTACGAGGTCGAAGGCACATTCGGGCTGATCGAAGCGGTCGAATACGCCATCAAGGACAACATCCTGAGTGTCGCCGCGCGCTGTCCCGGCATGGCTGTATCCGATATCGCCAGACTTCTCGCGGCCATCCTTAACGCATCAGGCGAGAAAACATCGGCGAACGCCATTGGCAACATTCTTTGGAACGACGTAGGCATCACGACAGAGGCATACGCAATGCTCTGTCTTCACGTCCATGCGTTCCTGCGAATCACGATGGCCAAGCCTTCAGAGCGCGCCGAGGTCGCAAAACAAATGGGGGAGCTTCTGGGCCGACCCGATTCCCCTGGGCTGACTACAAGCGATTCTGTTTAGGCGTTCTTCACTGGACTCCCGAAGCATTCTGGCGCGCCTCCCCTTGGGACGTGGAAGACGCCTACGAAGGCTATGCCCTCGCCAACGGCATCAAGAAACCCGCCGACCACTATCCAACCCGCGATGAACTCCGCGAACGCGAACAGGAACATAACCAATGGCTGACATCTCGGAACTCGTCGTCCGCATAAAAGCGGATGCGGCGCAGCTCGAACGCGAGATGAAACGCGCGCAGGGAATCGTGCAGCAAAGCACCAAGACTATGGGCGGAGGGTTTGGAGTCTTGAACCAGCAAATCCGCTCTCTGATTCCCGCTATCTCTCTAATCGGATTTGTCGCGTTTCAACGACACGCCATTAACGCAGGCGATGCTCTTAGCGATATGAGCAAGCGTACCGGCGTCGCCGTCGAGACGCTATCAAAGTTCCGCCTTGTCGCGCAGCAAAATGGCACGACAGTCGAAGCCGTAGGACGCGGCTTTAAGGATATGCAGATATCCATCGCCGATGCCGCCGACGCAAGCTCAGCCGCAGCGAGAGCATTCAAACAGTTGGGTATTTCGGTATCCGACCTGGACGGGCTTACCGACGAACAGCGATTCCTTCTTATCGTTGATCGAATCAATCAGTTCTCCAGCGCGTCCGACCGCGCGAGCCTCAAAGCCGACATCTTCAAACGATCAGGTTATGAGCTTGGCGCCGTCATGGACGGAGGATCGGAAAAGATCAAGAAGGCAATGGATCAAGCCGAACGGCTTGGGCTTGTTATTTCAAAAGAGCAAGCCGACAAAATGGATGACTTTAATGACAAGTGGGCTGTCTTCGTTGGCCTCTGCGAACGCTTCGCCCAATCCGGGTTCGTGCAGGCTTATGACGCTTTCGCGCGCGTCTATAACAAGACTGTTGGATCGGACACCAGAGTTTCTCTTGGCGATTTGGATAATCTAACGCAGGTTCAGGATCGTATTGCGGCGTTGCAAAGTCTTCGCCAGCGCACCGTTAATGCGCTTAATTCTGAAGACGATCCATCCAAATTCCCCGATCTTCGCGCCAAAATACTCGACTATCAGCAACAGATTAATGAAGCGGGCAAGGCGGGCATGGGCATGTACGGACCGAATCCGCAATCCACGTCAGGCGAAGCCGCGCCGGGCAAAAAGCTTGTTAACGTCAATCCCGAAATCGAGAAGGCCACCAAGTCTCTCGCCGACTACAATGACGAGTTGCAGCATCAGCATGAATTCGCTGGCATGTCGCCACGCGACGCCGCCGCGCAGAAAGCCTATTACGATACGCTCGCCCTGGCGCAGAAAGCCGGAGCCAAAAATGCGGAAGGTCTTGCCCAATCTTACGCCGATGTCGCACGTTCCACATATGACATGGCGCAGCAACAGGCCGAAGCGACACGGTTCACCGCCGAAATCAAAGATCAGTTCGCCGAGACCGCAGGCAGCATCATTACCAACTCGAAGAACGCCGCCGATGCCGTAGGCAATCTTGCGAAGGCTCTTGCTGAGATCGTAGCCAAGAAATACATCCTCGGTCCCTTGGCCGATTCTCTTTTTGGCAGCGGCGGCGGATCTGGTCTGCTCGGCGACGCACTCGGCGGTCTATTCAACAGCCCGACCGATAACGCGATCAGTTCAAGCATTGCGGCGAACAGTGGCTTTGGCGGATTCTTCGCGGAAGGTGGTTCCCCTCCTGTCGGACGCCCCTCAATAGTCGGTGAAAACGGCCCGGAAATATTCGTTCCAAAATCCGCTGGAACTGTCTTGCCTAATAACAAAATCGGTGGAACGTCCATCGTCGTAAATCAGACATTTCAAATCAGCCCAGGCGTTCCCGAACTCATCAACGCCAGCATACGGCAAGCTGCTCCCGCCATCGCCGCGATGGCCCACGCGGGCGTATTTCAAGCCATGCAAAACGGCGGATCGGAATCCCGCATCGCCGGATTGAGGTCTTAATGTCCATAGACATGCCCTTGTCGCCCGGATTCACGCTTTGCCGTTTCGGGTTGGAAACAAATACGCAACGCTTTGAAAGCCCATTAACCAAGACCATTCAACGGGTTTCCCTTGGCGGAGCGCGCTGGATAGCTACCTATTCGCTTCCGGCCATGAACCGCAATCAAGCAGCCGCGTGGAAGGCTTTCTTCGATCTATTAGATGGAAGCGTCAACACATTCAATGCTTTCGATCCCGACTGCGTTACTCCACGAGGCGCGGTAGGCGGAACCCCGCTAGTCAAAGGCGGTTCGCAGACCGGCGCCAGTATCTTGACCGATGGCTGGCCCGCTAATACCGTCGTTCTCAAGACTGGAGATGCGTTCTCATTCGGCGAGCTAAAACGCGCAACGTCCGACGTATTAAGTGACGGCAGCGGGAACGCCACGATCCCTTTCAAGCCCGTCATCCGCACCAGTCCCGCCGACAACGCTCCTATCGTTACCTCGAAACCCACCTGCACGATGATTCTTGCGGACGACTCGCAAGCCATCTGGGAATGCGATCACAACGGCATATACCAACCGAAAACCTTCACCGCCCTTGAGGTCTTCTCGTGACCGGAACAAGAGATATCACCACCGCCACGAAAGACGCTGCGTCAGCCGACGCCATTCAGCCGATTCTTATGGCCAAGCTGGAATTTGATGGCGGCGACGTTACAGCCCATAGCGGACTCGGAAGCATCGCTTTCAATGGCGATACTTACCTTGGAGTGGGACGTTTTGCGGGAATCGGAACGGCTACTGAAACCAGCGACTTATCCAATGCGCCAATCTCCATATCTCTCTCCGGCATTCCCAACGACATCGTAGCTGTCCTTCTTGCCGAGCAATACCAAGGACGCCGCGCGACGATCTATCTCGCATATTTAGACCTAACCACGTACTCGCTCATCGCCGATCCCTGCATCATCTACCGGGGATTGATCGACACCGCCGACATCGATCAAGGCGCGACATTTTCCGTCTCGCTTTCCATCGGCAACCGCTTCGCCGCATGGCAAGCTCCCGTCATTCGCAGATACAACAACGCCGACCAGCAGGCTCGCTACCCAGGCGACAAAGGGCTTCGCTTCGTTGAACAGGCGGCGGAACGTAGCGTCACATGGGGCGGAAAAGCATGAGACGGGAAGGCTGGGAACGTCTACTCAGCGAGTATCTCGAAAACAAGCGACCGTTCAAATGGGGCCAGACAGATTGCGCGCTATGGTCTGCAGACTGGATTCACCAGGCCACAGGTCAGGACTATGCGGGCGAGTGGCGTGGTAACTACGCGACCGAGGACGAAGCCCAAGCGTTTATGGAATCCAAAGGATTACCGTCTCCCGCCGATATTGCCGGTCACTATCTTAAAGAGATAGCCGTCAAGGCGGCGCAGCGTGGCGATCTCGTGTTGCACCCTATGGGGCCACTTGGCATCTGCAACGGCTATTTGAGTCACTTTATCGCCATGACCGGCGACATCACTATAAAAACGCTCCTCTGCACGAGGGCATGGAAGGTTGACTAATGCCAGCCGCTATACCTTTAGTCGCCGCCGTCGCAGGCGCCGCTGTTACTGCGGAGGGCGTAGGCTTCGCTACCTTTGGTTTGTCGCTCCTCAACTCTGGCGTTGGATTTAGCTTTCTTGGCGCAACGGCCTTTGCCAACAGCATCGCGGGTTTTTTGGTATCGACCGCCCTTAGCACCATCGGCGCGATGGCTTTCGCGCCAAAATCCGAACACAACAATTTCAATAAGGAAGCCAGAACCGTCATGGTTCGGTCATCCGTTGAAAGCCATAAGATCATTTACGGAATCGCCCGCGTGTCCGGCCCCATTGTCTTTATCGGAACGACCGATTCCGGCAAGGATGCCAACGGCGACACGGTGAATGGCACTAACGTATTTCTACACATGGTCATCGCTCTCGCTGGACATGAAATTGACGACATCACGCAGATTTATTTCAACGACCAGCCGGTCTCTATAGACGAGGATGGTTGGGTCACAAGCGCGCCCTATCCATACTCGCCCAATGCCGTCACGCGAAAGATCACCACAGCGATCCGTTCAAGCAGCGTCACCACCGTAACCACAACGGTATCTCACGGCTTCAATATTGGCGACATCGTAACGACGGCGGCGATTTCAGATTCCACGATGAATGGAAGTTTCGTCATCGTCGATACGCCAACAACCACCACATTCACGTACAGCAACGGCGGCGCGGATAGTTCAGCGACCGGAGGTACTGCGGTTGACCAGACCGGCAGCGCATCCACTTCCGAAACCCAAAGCCGCACGATTGACTCAATTGTCCGCGACGACGGCGAGGTTACGGTTACGACTTCCGTTCCGCATGGTTTCATCGTTGGCCACTCCGTACTAATCAAGACATCGAAGAAAGCGTTGAAAGGCACGTTCGAGATTACGGACACGCCCACCAGCACGACCTTTACCTATGACCATCATGGCTCTACTCTCAGCGCGACCGATGGAACGGCTGAAAGTGAAGTATTCACATCGACGACGCCAAGCTACGCGCGGGTCAAGAAATTCCTTGGCGCGGCGGATCAGGAAGTCTCCCCGGAACTTCTAGCCGAAGTCGAGGGATGGGATTCAACTCATCGCCTACGCGGCATCGCCTACGTCCATGTCCGCTTGCAGTACAACCAGAAAGTCTTTTCGCAAGGCATCCCAAATATCAGCGCCGTCGTGCAAGGCAAGAAGGTTTATGACCCGCGCACGGACACAAGCGGCTGGACGGATAACGTCGCCCTCTGCGTCCGCGATTATTTGACCAATGACTACGGATTCAATTGCCCCGATGATGAAGTCAATGACGATTTCTTCATCTCCGCCGCCAACGTCTGCGATGAATCCGTAACGCTTACCAATGGCGATACGCAAGCGCGGTATTCCTCCAACGGCATCATAGACACCGCAAACAACGCCATTGATAATCTCAACGCGCTCGTAGCCGCAATGGCTGGGACTGTTACATACGTTCAAGGCCAATTCCGCGCTTACGCAGGAGCTTACAATTCTCCTGTTGGCGACATTGACACCGACATGCTCGCCGGGCCAGTAAAGATTCGCACTCGTCCGACGCGTCAACAGGTTTTCAACGCGGTTAAAGGCACCTACGTTGATCCGTCATTCAACTACCAAACCACCGATTTTCATCCCGTCACAAACGCTACCTACGCAACGCAGGACGGCGGACAGACCATCTTCAAGGACATTCAGCTACCACTTACGAACGACCAGGAAGCCGCGCAACGCATCGCCAAGGTCATCCTTGAGCAGAGCAGGCAGGGCATCCAGATCGAGATGCAGCTTAAACACCACGCGCTGTCATTTGCAGTATGGGACACGATCACATACACCGACCCAACCTTCGGATGGTCGAACAAAGTATTCCGCATCAAGAAAGTCAGCACAAACGGCGTTGGCCCAATCTCTCTTTCGCTTCAAGAGGAAAGCAGCGCGAGCTATGATTGGAACAGCGGAGAAGCTACCGTCATCGATCTCTCTCCAGATACAAACCTCCCCGATCCCTTCACCGTACAGCCCCCAGGATCGCCCGCAGTTACCGAGGAGCTTTACGCCACCAATGGCGGCGCGCTCAAAAGCAAGGCCACCGTTACATGGCCCGCTTCACCCGACGTTTTCGTTCTCCAGTACCAACTCGAATATCAACTGACTACCGCGACCGACTGGATTGCCGCGCCTCGCGCGGAAGAACCGATAGCGACGATCTTCGACATCGCGCCGGGCCGCTATAACTTCCGCGTCAAGGCGATCAACACGCTCGATAGCCACTCTGAGTATTCGGACACGGCCATAGTCGAGATATACGGACTGACCGCGCGCCCGGACGACGTGCAGAATTTCGACGCCACCGTCATTCATAACGCGGTCTATTTATCATGGGATTTGGCAAGCGACCTCGATGTTCTCAACGGCGGTTACGTCCGCATCCGCTATTCTTCGGCAACGACTACGGCGAACTGGAACGACTCGGTAGACATTGGCCGGGCAGTAGCAGGCAACGCCACAAACACTATCGTTCCCTTGAGGGACGGAACCTATCTCGCCAAGTTCGTAGATAGCTCCGACAACTCATCCCAAAACGCCGCGTTGATAACGATCACCAACACGTCGCTAATTGAATTGAATGTCGTTGAAACACTGTCCGAACATCCGGCATTCGCAGGAACCGGCGACGGCGTCGCTTACGACCCTGACCTTGGAGCATTGAAGCTCGATGGTTCAGTCACCATCGACGATTCTCCCGATGATATTGACGACATCGAAGACCTTGATGCGCTCGGCGGAATTGCAATGCTTGGTACATATGACTTCGCCAACTCCATCGACCTTGGCGATGTTTATACATCCAAGGTATCGGCGATCCTCAGCGTATCGGCCTACGACATTAATTCCCTTTGGGACTCGCGCGAGGAAAACATCGACGATTGGACCGACATCGACGGAGCGGGTTACAACGATTTTGCGACTTCGCCTTATTGGTACACGAGCAGCGGCGCCTTTACGGAATACGACACGCTCGCGCCGGATAATACATTCAACGCCGGAACATTCATCGAAGATATATCGGCTTTTGCCTTCATCTTCGCTTATGACACGCAAGTCGCGCCGACCGTATTCGCCCCGGCCCTTGGCACGACGGAAATCTACGTCAAGCCAATCGGACTCCGCAATATCCGAATGGGCCAAAACTGGAATGATGAGTTTGGATTGGAAGCTACAGTCGCATTCGACTTGCAAGCCGGGACCGTCAACGTAACAACCAATGACGACGATACCAACCTGATAATCGACGACTACGGCATACAGCCTGCCGCCAACGGCTACTACCGCATTTGGATGACAACCCACCTGATCGAAGGTTATTCAGACGGGGCAAGACAGACATCAAACTCATTCCGTCTTGCGGACGACGCATGGGATTATACGCCGACAACTACAGGGGCCGAAGGCGTGCAACTGTGGAACTCGCGTTACTACGAAGGCCCACTACAGGACGCGCCAATCCTTGATGACGTAAACGCCGCGCTCTACCTGCGAACGACGAACGATGACCCGTCAGGAACTCCCGAATGGTCTGACTGGGCGCGTTTCTTCGTGGGCGACTACACGGCCAGGGCTTTTGAGTTTCAAGCGCGCTTGACGAGCGGTTCCGGCCACCACAACATCCTCGTAAATGAGCTTGGAGTCATCATCGATATGCCTGACCGGGTGGAAGAAGAACACAACCTCACGTCAGGAACGGGTACATATAGCGCAGCCTTTCCGCACGCATTCCGGGCGACGCCAGCCATCATGATCGCCGCAAACAACATGGCTACCGGCGATTACTACGTTCTTAGCAATCAGGACGCCGAAGGATTCGACATCGCCTTCAAGAACGCTGGCGGTTCCGGTGTGTCCCGCATCTTCGATTACACCGCCAAAGGCTACGGCAAACTCGTCACTTAAAGGAACCACATGTCTCAAGAAACCTTCGTCATTCCCAACAGTTCCGGCGCGGCTTTCCGCCAAGCGGTAAACAACTCGCTCCAGGCTATCGCAAGCGCCAATAAAGGAAGCGCCCGCCCGTCAACTCCCTATGCGGGCCAGATGTGGATCGACGACGACACGCCTTCCTCGACTGTGTGGACGCACTATTTATACGATGGAACCGATGACATCGTAATTGGCTACATCGACATCACGAATAATCGTTACGTCTCGCTGTCGAATCAGGCCGCAGACGTGGCCTCAGCATCGACCATTGATCTTGACGCCTGCACAGGCGACCTGGTTGATGTAACCGGCACAACCACCATCACCGCCATCACGCTCACGCAGGGCCGCTCACGAACCGTTCGCTTTACGGGCGCCTTGACGCTTACGCATGGCGCGTCGCTTGTCCTGCCGGGCGGAGCCAATATCACTACCGCAGCAGGCGATTTCGCTATCTTCCGGGGATACGCTTCCAGCGTTGTTCGCTGCGTAAGCTATTTCCGCGCGAACGGAACGCCCGTAGGCGGCGCATCATTCAAGCTCGGTTCGTTCTCATTCGATATATCTACCACCGGCTCGCAAGCAATCACCGGCGTCGGATTCTTACCAAAGGGCATCCTGTTTTTCGGCGGCGTACAAAGCTCCGTGAAAATGAGCCATATCGGAGCAACGGACGGCAGCGCATCCGGCATGATTGCGGACGCGAATGGCATTTCTTCCGGCACCTACGAAACCACCGGAAGCCCCGTTTACATCATCCAGAGTACCGGCAATTACAACGTCGCCGCGCTTTCCTCCCTCGATTCCGATGGCTTCACATTGAACAAAACGAAAACAGGTACGCCAACCGGAACCGCCACCATCTACTATTTAGCCATGAGGTAATATGCGAGTAGCTCTACTTAAATCTTCTGGACGAATCATCGAGTCGCAAACCAACGATGAAGCCTCTCTCGACATTCTGCTCGCCAACGCGAATGCTTCCGGCTACGACATGGAAGACGTTGACGTGAAGATAATTCCCGACGCGGAGTTCTTTCCGCTCATGCAGGCGCAGATCGATTCCGAAAAGACATACGCGGAGAAGCGTGCGGCTGCTTACCCATCAACCGGCGATCAGCTTGACGCGATATGGAAAGCGATTACCGCCCTTACCGAAGGCCATCCGTTGCCATCCGACGCAACCGACCTGTTAACCGCCATCGAAGCGACGAAGGCGCAGTTTCCGAAATGATCTCGAAAGTTCTCAAGCAGTTCGGACGCCACCTCGACATACTGATTCTTTTCTCCACATCGCTGTTCGCGGCGGGCATGGCCTGGTCAAGCGTCTCTAACGCGCTCACTACGCACGAGCTTCGTCTCAGCGCGAATGAAGATCAGATAGAAAAGGTCGCGCAGGATGGGCGCACCGTCAAGGAAACCGTGATCCGCACCGAGCAGAAGGTTGACGATCTGGCGGCTTATCTCAAGCATCGCCGTGACTGATCTCGACACGCTCGCCCGTACTGCATATGGCGAAGCTCGATCCGAGGGCAGCGGAGGCATACACGCCGTCATCAACGTCATCATGAACCGTGTCGCCAAAGCTCAGGCTTACGTTGCGACCCACAACGGCAAATCACACCCGCTCTATGGCGATGGCGTCGCAGCGACCGCATGTCTGGCCAATTACAAAGGCATCTACCAGTTCTCATGCTGGAGTAAAGATAAGTTCAACGCCAAAAATCTTCATGCGATATCCAAAGTGACCCTTGAAGAACAAGTATTCGCGACGTGTTATCACCTCGCACGCGACGCGCTTAATGATGACTTGCCTGATGTAACTGTCCATTCTACTCATTACAAGGTAATTGGAACCCCAGCGAAATGGGCGCAAGGTTTAATCCCCGCCGTTGTCATCGGCGCACATGAATTCTTCAACAATGTCCCCTGAGTCCAACTCGATAACCGCTATTCAGAGCGCCACGATTCAGGCAGCCCTCAAGGCCATCGGCCTCAATCTCGCCTACCTTATTACCGTCCTTACCGGACACGCCTACAACGTCGAGTTTATTCAGATGCTTGTAGAGCATGGCGGCGGCGCGCTTATCAATCTCGCCACCATCTATTACTCGCTTCGCGCTATTCAGGCTCGAATCAACGCAACGTCAACCATCAAGAAAGGCAAATCATGAGCATATTTTCCAACATCGTAAAAAGCATTACCGATTGGCTAAAATCCGATCTCGCCAACTACCTGCTTTCTCTTGTGAACTTCCTCGCCGACAACGGCGGCAAACTGCTTGTGAATGCCGCATTGGCCGCAGTCGCCGCCGCAGAAGCCAAGGGCGGAACCGGCTCAGAGAAGTTTCAGGCCGCAAAAGAATCCGTTGTCGCCACGCTCAATAACAACGGCGTTTCCTTCGTAATGAGCGCAGTCCACTTCGCAATCGAATCCGCCGTCGCAAAAATGAATCAGGCTAAATAAATGGCCTTCTTTCTTGAAGTATTCGTCGCTGTTTGCAGGCTACTGATCGACCGACTATTACCACGCAAGAAATCACCGGAGGAACATGCCATTAAATCTGCGCGCCGTCAGGCGGAGCTTATGGCTCGCCCTGACAATTCTTGGGACGACGACGTTAACCGGCTGTGACCAATCCGAATCCGTTGCGTATGGCTATTGCCCGGTTCCAATAAAGGCCGACGCTTGCACGAAAGCATGGCTTGCGGCGCAGAAGCCGCCGCAATGCGTCCATCATTGGGTCAAACTGATTGCCGATCAACAGCAAGCCATCGGCGAGACTTGCCAATGAATATCAATGGAGACGGCCTCCGCCTTGTCAATCTCTATGACGATGAATACTGGACAAATGACGTTGAAACGGCGGAGAGGTCCATCAATCGAATGGTTAAGGCCGACCTCACATCTAATCAATTCTCCGCCCTGGTAAGTTTGCTGGTTAGTATTTCGCTTACCGAATTCCGTCGCAGCGATTTGCTCCGCTTCATCAATCGCGGGCTATTTTTCGACGCGGCGAAGGAGTTCGAGAACTACATCATCGTTGATAACGACGAGGACAAAATCCTCAAGAAACGCCGCACGCTTGAAAAGGCTCTCTTTCTCAAGCCCGAACTCGTTCCGAAAAAGGCTCCATAGCATGAGCGGCGTCGCGCATGGATGGGAAGTCATGAACCCGATCTGCGAACGCGTTCACAAAGGCGACTCCAAGGCCCGCATCGAAGCCGAAACCGGAATCAGCGCGACGACCATCCTCAAATACTATCGCCAGTGGTGCAAACGAAACGCGCTCACTGAAGCAAAGCCGCTTATGTGGAATCACCAACCCCCCCCCGGTTCCTACTC